ATATTTCACTGTCATTGTGCTCTCACTTATCCGGGGTAAACCGTGATGATGTCGCCGTCATAGCTCAGGGCGCCGGTGTACAGATAGCCGGGAATGTCCTGAATAATATTGAGGCCGATTAAATGGCGGCTGGCTGGCTTTGCATCGGCAATAAGCCGCTCCATTTCGTAATACATTTCCTCGGTGATGCCTGTCTCCAGCACACCGATATCGAGGCGAAACGTGCCGGGCGGGTCGTTTGTCTCCCACCACTCAGAGACGTTTATCAGGTAGCCGAGCGGCTCCACCACGCGCCGCACTGCGCCAATCGTTCCCTTGTGCGCATGGATAAACCACGCCGCGCGGATCACATCCCGCTTTGTGGCCTCCGGCCAGTTCTCATCCCAGCGGTCAACGGAAAACGCCCACGCCAGCCACGGCAGGAGGTTTGCCGGGCAGTCGTCCGGGCTCCAGAGTCGGCGCAGGGGGACAGGGGTATTCTCGATTTCAGCGCAGGCACGCGCCGCCGCCACCTCAAGTGACGAGGAGCCCACCGGCAACAGTCGGGTGTCATTCATCGTTACCCCCGATGGTCACGCTGTACTCGGTGCACCATGACGCCTGAGTCTCATCGAGAACGATGTCGGCCACCGGCGCGGCCAGTTCGACGCGCTGCACCCCCTCGACGTGAAGCGCTGCATAGATGGCAGATTTACGGATGTCACGCCCGAGCCGGTGCTGCGCGGTGATATACGCCTGCAGCTTTGCTTTTGCCGCACTGAGCACCGGCTCGCTTTCGGGGCCCGGGTAAAGGTAAAGCGACGCGGTGATTTTATAGTCGACAACTTTTGCTGACTGCACGGTCACGCGGTCGGCAACCGGCCGGACGTCCTCGTCGTTAAGCGCAGTGCGCACGATGGCGAGCAGCTCATCAGAGGCCACGCCGTTATTTTCACGCGACAGCACCGACACGGTCACACACGCAGGCTCGGGACTGATGACGGAAATATCCGCGACACGCCCGTCAGCGCTGCGGCCATGAAACTGATATGCGCCGGTTGAGCCTGCGGTACTCAGCCCCTCAAAAGCCTGCTGAATGCGCAGGCGGTAGTCAGTGTCCGATTCCATCACAGCTGGCGTGGGCGGAAACGTCGTGTCGTCTGCAGGCGTGATGACGAGGCGCTCGACGTTATAATTTCCGCCTATCTGGTCAAGGTCGGCATCTTCTGCATACGCCAGCATGACCGCACGCGCGGCCTCGTTGACGCGCTGGCGCCAGATAACCTCCCGATAGGCGTTTTCCTCCAGCAGCTTAACAATCGGCTCTGATTCGAGGGTCAGCGTGCGCGCGACTGCCTCCTGTTGTTCCTCCGGGTATAACGAGACGAGCGTCGCCTTGCGCTCTGCGAGGATGGTCTCATAGTCCAGCACTTCCACGACATCAGGCGCGGCGAGCTGGTTAAGGTCAACAATTGCCATAGCGTTTAACTCAGTGGAATGGTGAGGGAAAAGGGCTGGCCGTTAGCCGAGCGCGTGCCGGTGATATCGACATACAGCCCACCGTCGGTCTCCGACCGCTCAAAGGTGATGGTGGTCAGCCTGACGCGCGGCTCCCACTTCTGGATCGCGGAATAGCACGCGGCCATAATCTGCAATCGCAGTGCCGGTGTCTGCGGCTGGTCAATCAGTGCCGACAGAAGCGAGCCGTATTCACGGCGCATGACGCGCGAGCCAACCGGCGTGACGAGAATGTCGCGCACGCTTTGCCTGATATGCTCGACCTCAGAGATACTGAGGCCGGTCTGGCTGTTCATTCCCAGATAACGCACCGTCATTTAGTGCCCTCCGTCCAGCTTCCGCCCCGTTCTACGCCGCCGTGGTCGTGGTCATCCACCTGCACGCCGTTTGAGGTAAGTTTTCCGCCGGTGTGCTCGATGTCGCCGGTCATCTTCCCGCCCTTCTGTACTTCGAGCGTGCCGGTCGTCAGCTTGTTGGTGCATACCACCTCGGGCGTATCGAGCGTGATGCGGGTCGAGGCTTTCACCAGCACCACCGGCACGGTGGTCGTAATGGAATCCGACGCGGTGACGTTGGCGGTTTTGATGCCAGACACGGTAAGCGCACTGTTTTCGGGTTCGTACTCAATGACCGCGCCATCAGGGAAGGTAACGTGAAGCGCATCGGGTGAGGCTGACGGCGCGGGATTGTCATCTGAGAAAATGCCCGGCAGCACAAAGGCCGTATCGAGTTCACCGCCGATGGCCAGCAATAACACCTGCTCGCCAACGGATGGAGCCCACCACACGCGAGAGCGACCGGCGCGACAGGTGAGCCAGTTAAGCCAGGTGGTTTGCATGCCGCCGGTCTGGACACGACACAGCCCCTCGTCGTGGTCGACGTCGGTCACGATGCCGGTGCGGATGAGGTTGCGGATCGCGCGAGCGATTTCCTGTAGAGAATTTAAATTATTCATACGGGAAGGATGCCGCCGGGCAAGGCCAGCGGCAATGCATGTAAGTTTTATGACACTTGACACAACATTGTGAAATTTTGGGATTCTTTGATAGGAAACGTCGGTCTTCTCATGAATAATTAATCACTTGCCTTTAAACTTGAAAAACATTAAACATCAATAGTCGAACTCACTTTTACAAGTGCGAATGTATCTGAAGTTAAAACAAGGATTCTGATATGCCATTAATCACACGCAATGTATTTATTGATACTGAGTTTTTCGTTAAAGCCAATCTCGATTTTGGCTCAAGGACGATAAAATCCTTTGAAGAACTTTGTGAAAAAGGTGAGCTTCATCACATCACTACCACTATTGTTATCAAAGAAATTGAGAGAAAAATAAAAGAGCATATTAAGGAAGCACTGAAAGGAATAAAAAACTTTCGTCGTAAAGCTATAGTATTGAGAGAGTATGAAGATGATAACATTCAAAACCTTTTTAAAGATATTAATGATAATGACATAGAAGCCAAAGCTCTGGAGGCCTTTAGTAACTTCATCGAAAATTCTGAAACTTCAATACTAGACATGAAGAATGTAGACCTAAATGAAGTAATTGAAATGCATTTCAATGAAATCAGTCCATTTAGTGCTAAAAAGCCCAATGAATTTCGTGACGCCTTTACATTACTGGCGTTACGGGCGGCATTAAACGAGGGAGAGAAGATTTATGTTATATCTGACGACCCTGACCACAAAAATTTTTGTGATGAAAATAATGACTTCATAAACGTAGACACGCTAAGCTCCTTGCTGGATATTTATAACAAACACAATGATGACAGAGCGAAGTTTGTTGCGGAATTTTTAGAAACCAAACGCGATGTAATTAAAGCAGAACTTAAAACGCAACTAGATGATGCAGAGGCATATAATAGCTCTTCATGGGAAGATTCAGAAGTTGATAGTTTTGAAGTTACTGAAATATCCGACTTCGAGCCTCAAATCATTCATCTGGATGATGAGAGCTGCCAAATTCACTTCGATGTCACCGTTAAGTTCACAGTTGAAACCACTGGTCCCGACACTGCAAATGGTTATTATGACAAAGAGGACGGTGTGCTTTATACGTTCGAATCTATTACTAAGCAAGATGAGCAAGAAAAGGAATTTTCAGTAGACATCGACTTGAACTTTGAAAGGGATGGTGAAAAATTCATTAATGACGTATTTGACATACATGTCAAAGGCCTTAGTTCTGGAATTGAATTTGATATTGAAGAAAACACATTTGACTTCTGATAGTGCTCATTAAACTTGCCACTCGTCACGTTAGTGCCCCCCATTTTAAGGGGGGCAAAAAAACAATCACTTCAAATTACAGAGACGATTTTTACAAGGAATTAGATAACAATCAGCGACTAAGATGTTTGATAGTCAGCGTTTCTACGAGCTCTTTATCCACCTGGCTAAATCCGAGTAGCTGGCGCTCTGCGTACTGCACATCCTGAGCGTGCGCGTTTGGCCGGTCTTTGAGGCCGTACTGATGGACACGCGCGATACGCTGCACTTTTCCGGTAAATTCCACCACAGCACCGTTTTCACGGCCACTGGCTTTCATGTACCGGTTAGTGCGCAGTTTTTGAAACATCGCCCGTTTAATTCGACCTTTTTTGGCTCTCAGCGGCTGGCGCTTTCGCGCCTGATAGGGTGAGCCATCCGGGGCTTTTTGCTGTTTGATACGTTGCTGTTGCGCCGTTCTGAGTTGCTTCGCAATCTCACCGGCAAGCTTCCGACGCCCTGCTGGTGACAGGGCAGCAAGCAGCCCCGCGAGCTGGTTATCAAAGGGTTTAAAGTCACTCATCCCACTTGCTCACCAGTTCACCGTTGATATAGAGCTCTTTTGGACGCGTGACGGGTTCAGGCGGTGGCGGCTCCGGGGCATAGCTCACATGCAGCGCGCCGTTTTCCTCCCTGATGATGGTGCGCTCGGTGAGCTGGAGGCTGATACTGATATCAACCGTATCCTCGTCGTTTAAATCCATCTGGAAGCGGTAGCCCTTTTTATGCCCCTCATCGAGCGTGCAGATATCCGGCTGGTTTTCCCTGAGCCACGCGGCCACCG